AAAATCTGTTTGTACATTTAAAACACCATTAATCCCAACTTTATATGGATTATTAACGTCTAATGTTTTTAATTCACTTAATCTATTACTTGTTCTTCCTGTTATATACATAGTTTATTTTTTTTTAATCCGGCACACAATAGAATTTATACTGTCTTCTATGTCCACTACCACAACCAATGCTGTTGTCTTTCCATTTTACCCCACCAAAAATATTGCCGTCATCAGTAGAACTACAATTACACCCATTATCAAATGTTCCATCACAACCAAAACCTTCAGATGTGCATTCAGCTTGTGTTAGTAGATGGTGTGTGTTTGCTGGACCTGGACAACAATGACATGGGTTTGGTATGACCGTTGGGGCACTTGCGGTAGCGATACACCCTGTGGTTTGTGCTTTACCACATCCGTTTGATTTACATCCATCAATTATTGCGTAGCTGGTACCGCAACTAGGGTGTATCGCTTTACACCATTCGTCAGCCTTATTCTCTAAAGTTGTTATAGATGGTAATTCTGCTACTGTTGCTTTACAAGATGTACCTAATAGATAACAACCGCCACCAATTGAACCTGCGGGTGTGTCAACCGAAACCCCGCCAGATGTTGTACCACCCGTAAAACCGTAGTCACAACAGCTCACACACTGAACTGTTGCTGAATCAGAATAGTTTATAGCGTTCATATCCATACAACCCGTTATTATAAAATCACCAGGTGTTGTTACATTAGTATTGTTTTCATCGTAGTTACTTGTTTCCCCACTACTTATAGGGTTTGTACCAAAATCACCATAACCATCATTATCTGTGTTCCAAAAACTACCCAAATCTACCACTTCTCGCGGTGGTTTAACATCAGTATAAACCCCCAAATCTTTTATACTTTGTTTAATTAGTATTGGTAAAAATAAATCTTCCTGATTAATATAGGCGATAGTGTCTTCAATACCATCATTATCCGTATCAATAGTTGTTAAAATTCTTTTAACCTTAATATTTCTTTCATATTTTTCCACTATAATATAACTCTTTCTGTTAATGTTATTGTGTTAGTGGTGTTGCCACCAATAAGGGGTTGTGGTATTACAGCGAAATTATGGTTACCATTATTATTATTAGGGTTGTATACCGTAATTGGGCTAGTCCAGTAATCACTATTAGCACTATATTGTGTTATGTTTATTGGTGACGTAAAACCGTTTGGTAGGTTATAAAAATCATATACTTTACCATTTAATGCACTGAAAAATCTACCAATAATATATAAATTTAGGTCATCGTTTGTTTCATTAAATAACGTATAATTTCTATCCCAAAAAATCCTTTTTAGGTTGAAGTTTGGTGATTTTGTGTCTGTAACGTCTAATTCCTCGAATAACATTAAATTTCTATTTTCTGGACTATTTTTATCGTAAAAATATAATCTAAAATAACTTTTTAAGAATGAATTTTTCCTAAGACCACCACTGCTGGAAGTGTTAAATCCTGCCGCTTCGTAATCTGCTAAATAAGTGTTTGTGCTCCTATCTAAAAACCTAAAATTTATATTAATACCTAAGCTGTCAAATGTTTTATAGGCTATTTGTTCATCATCAATAAATGGGTTTATAGTGTTGTTAACCTCTATATCGACTAATTTGTCAATAGTTTCACTCAATCCTAATTGTGTAAAACTTGTTGATGGTGACATACTTATGTTTATATCCTTACCTTTTACTTTATTTATACTATACTTTTCCATTAACAAACATCTTGTATTTCACCCACTCTTACGAATTCTTGGTCTATAATTTTTTCTGTAAGTGGGTTTTGTCTTCTTATAAAAAAACTGTAATTACCATAAAAATAGTGTTTACCATTTATAAATGGGTAGTCTACACCAACACCTGAATTAGGTTCTATAAAACCAATATATAGTAAATCTCTCCAAGCTATACCGCCATTTGGGTATGTTTCTGCGTAATTTGGTATCCCTTCTGTTGGTTCATTTATACTACTAGTTTCTATTATATCAGAAAAATTCATTATCTCTAACTTACTGAATGGGTTTAAGAAATACCCCTCCCCATTTGGGTCGTCAGCTAAACCAAATCTATGTACTATTTTTGATATCACCTTCTCTTTAATTTCTAAACTATTATATTCAGCATAATCTCCAATGTAATCATATAAGTCATTAGGTTTTTCTATGGTACCCACACCATTAATAACGTATTTGGATATTGTTTCTAGCCCATTAATTGTTGTTATTTCGTAACTATTAAAGTCCCATCCAGCAACAACGTTAGACCATTTGTATGTGTTTTGGCCTGACCTTTTTATAAAACCTAAGTATAGTTCTGTTAGTGGTTTGTTGTTGTGGTCTAATAATTTACCAACATCTATATCCTTATTAAAATGATACAACCAAGTATCATTAGCTATACCTAACTCATTTACAATTGTTTTTGGGTATATACTAGTACTAAAAGCACATTTATATGAATCATATTCGTTTGTTGTTAAAACTTTATAACGTCTAACATAATATTCTGAAGGAGTACCATTTAATGTTCTAAATCTGGGTTTATTTGATGTGTATGATTGTGTTTGCCCCTTTGTTGTAAATAAAATATATTTTATAATGAAGGTGTTTGGGTCTAAAACTGAGTATACTTTAAATATACCATTTAAAATGCCTACACCCCTTAAATCTATATATGGTGGTATAAATTCTTGTGGTGGTGTGTATGATGGGTCTTCAGACCCTAGTGGTAATGATGCTGAAAATGGTACATCTAAATTGTGTGGTGTTTGTGTGGTTATTTTAAGGTATATATCATTACCACTAGAAAAAGTACCGGTAGTCCCACCATATTGGTCTGTTGCGGTAACCATGTTAATGTCTATTGTATTAGAAAAATTAATATCTTCTTGTGTTGTGTTAACGATTCTACGAAAATTACTTGGTTCTGTATAAGTGAATTCATATGGTGTGTCTAACACAAATTCTTTGTCCATATTTTTACCATCAATACCTAGACTTAATACCTTGTATATCCCATAATATGGGTTTGCAGGTATTTCCCTATTATATAGATAAACATAATCATCTACTGAAAGATTGTGTTTTTGTACACACTTAACACCTAATTTTTCTTCTTCACCTTCTGGTGTTGCTGGTAAAAAAGTTTTTATTTGTGGCCCCATATTAGCTGGTGACGATATGTTTGTACCAACTTGACTAATATATTCCATATTAAAATCAATATCTTTTTCGTGTGGGTATAATATCTGTAATAACCAGTTATTTGGTGTTACCTTTGGGTTACCGTCAGGTAGTGGGTCCCAATCCTCACTTAGTGTGCCCGTTTTTACCGTGATTATACCATCATCCGCTATGATTCGTTCTGTTGGGTCTAGTTCATTCGCCGTATATATGTTTATTTTACCAGAAAAACGATAATCTCTAACTTCCACTCTTTCTTTTTCAAAAACATCAGCTTGGTTAACCACATTAACTAAATCATACTCTATTAATGGTTTAGTTGTGTTGTCTAAGCCAATAGTCAGGAAGGTATCAGTTTCTAAAGCGGACTTACTAGTTAATTGCTTTGGTACTTTTAATATTTGGCTCATTTTTATTCTTTAACTCTAACTTTTATATCTGTTTGTGGGAATCTTATTTGAAACATCGAGTCGTATTCAGCGAATAATGTAAAATCTTCTGTTAAATTTATCTGTAACGTTTCTAAATCTGACATTTCTTGTGTTGTAACATTACTAGAATACGGTGTACCAGTCCTATTGAATACTTTGAAATCTATAACATTTAAAACCCCACCTACATTATTTATATTTTCGATTAATTGTGATAAATAAATATTATCACCCATGTCCCAATCCTGTACTTTAAAATATTTTTGTACAGAATCAATAACCCCAGCAATAACTTCACCTCTTGAAAATGCTTTATCTATAAAAATGTCTATATCAAAAGCCAAGTCAAATATTTTACCGTCCCTAGTTAAAACATAGTCATTAATCATTCTATAATCGGCTAACCAAGAGGCTATATTTTCTTTAAGTGTATTTGTAGACGAATTACTTAATTTTCCTTGACTGTCTAACCCTATAATCGCAATATCTATTTTATTTTGTCTTTCAGATACGTTATTTCTAAACGGTATACCAAACGTACCAGGCATTTTATCTATTAATACAACATAATCTTTTAATGTTACTGCTCTATTTTGTGAAGAAAAGTTATATCTAACCATCTTTTTTATTTGTTCAGTACTGGGAGCGTCAGCACCACCAAAAGCTGGGACTGGGTTATTTACTTTCAATGAGCCCTGAACCCTTTGATTTGTTTGAGCGTTTGGCCCATTTACCTCCATAATGTAAGCTCCTCTAGCTGTTAATGTGTTAGCCCCAACATTGGCGTTTGCTCCACCACCAGTTCTATATCTAATATACATGGTTTTACCAACAGTTGGTATTTCACCCATAGCTGTGGTATTTATAAAATCACCAATTCTTAATGTAAAATTGTTGTTTGCGTAAGTATTTAATTGTTCTTGGTCAGCATTACCCGAACCAAACGTCATTTTACAAAACCCCTTATCTGTATATTCTTTAATAAATCTTCTATTCGTATTAACCCATTTACCTGGTGTTATCGTTGTATTATCTGTTTGTCTTGTTTTGTCTTGTATAAAAATTTTATCTTCCATTAAAGAATCCATTTCATACCAACTTAATTCTGGGTCCGAAAATTGTGATAGTGTTGGGTTTCCTTGTAAATTAGCTCCTTCAAGAGTAATTACTTGTTCTATAGATATTACGTTTGTGTTTGGTAGTACTAACTCTAAAAATGGTTTGGCATCTATTTCTGTTATGGTCTTACTAAAAACATTTGTAACACCGGCCACTACAAATTCTCTTTTAACTAATGTATACCCAACTAAAGTTCCGTTTTGATTTAAATTTGGTAGTACTAATCTATTTGGTATTCCACCAATACTTAATGGTTCACTGAAATCAATATCATCAAGTGTTTCAAAACTCTGACCACCACCTAAAACTTGAGCCCCATACTTTAATGTTGGTGCGTATCTTATGTCAAAGGTGTCACCATTGACTGGAACATTTACAGAAAAATCTACTATAGATACCGATGGTCTTTTACCTGGAACATTTAAACCTAAAGTTCTAGCTATATTTAATATTGATTTTCTTTCTTGTGCAAAATCTAATTGTGTTTCTTGGAACATCCTATCGGTATTGAATGATAACATGTCTGATACTGCCGCGTTTAATTCTATTAACATAGTACCAATAGATGCATCATTAAAATCTTGGAATGTTTCTGGGTAATATTTTTTAATAAAATTAAATAACTCTGTCCTTACGTCAGAAAAGTTTCTAGCGAAGTAATTAATTTTTTTGTTTGTTGTTGCCATTTTATAATTCTATTTCTATAAAATCAGTACCAGCGAAAGAGGCCGAAGTAACTTTATAGTCTAGTCTAACTATTGCTGCCTTTTCGTTTCTTTCTGATTTAGATACTGTTATTTCTAATATTGTTAGGTTTGGTATGAATTCTTTTATTGCTGCCTCTATTTCTGATTGTATAGATTTGTGTACTATACCGTCATTTTGTTCAAAAATATATTGTCTTAAGTTAACACCAAAAGATGGTAAATAAAGTCTTTGCCTTTTTTGTGTTAATAAAAGATGTAGTAAATCGGCTTTAATCGCTCTTTTACTAGTTTTTTCCATCTTTAGAAATTTACCTTTAGGGTCTTCTTCAAATGGAAACGATATATTTATGTATTTTTCTGCCATTTCTTTTTATTAATAAATATTCAACTATATAATTTATACTAAAAATATGAAATGTAAATTTTGGCATAAAAAAAGCCTCAGTATTGAGGCTCTTTTTTTATTTAAACGTTTTATTAGTTTATTTCTTCTTTTTCTGCGATAGTAGATAAGTCTACGTCAATCTCACATTGCCCACCACCACAAGCAATTTCACCACTTAAGTCTGTATTATCTTCTGTTTCTATGATTTTACTTAAATCAACGTCTAATAATGACTTCATCATTTCAAAATATTTTTCTTCTGTAATATCTTCAAATGGGGCCTGTACATATGTTCCACCATCATAAGGTAATACCGATAAACCATTATAAAATTTACGATTCTCCCACATCCACTCACCAGCTAAATCCCAATCATTTTCTTTTAATGAAATTGTTGCTGAGACATTATGTGTGTTGGAACCTTTTCTATGACCTGGACTTATCCATTCTTGTGACACTTTTTTCACCCTTTCTAATAATTCAAATGGTGACTCTGTTCTCATAATAGCACCCTCTGGTGATTTTTGTGGTATTTCAATAACAGCCGTGTCATGTGGTCTGTAGTATTCATCTTGAATTAATTCTGGATGGAATTCAGATAAATATCCATATATTGATTCGTTTTTACCAACTCTGATTCTTCTAATGTAGTAATCATTATGCCAAGCGTGAATACCTGATGAAGTACCTAATGTTAATGAAGTTGTTCCAGCCGGTTTAACCGTAGTACATCTAGCTGCTGGGTTAATTCCTATTAATTTAGCTACCCTAGTGTTTTCTTTTTTAACCAAACTAGCCGATTTTGTCATATCATAACCTAAAACTGTACCACTACCAATACCTGTCATTGATACGCCTATTAAAGCATCTTTTTCTGTGGTTTCTCTCCACTCTTCTCTTAGGTAATGAAAATCTGTGTAACCTGCTTGTAGTGTACCAATAAACGCTGCCCCTTTGACTCTTTCATTTAAATCTTCCTGACTTTCAATATCTGAAGCATTTACCTCACATAAGTTACAGAACTGAAATGGTCTTAGTGCTATTTCACAACATGGATTTGTACCCCAATCTTTATCATTTGAAAAGTAAATAC